TAACCCTAATATGGGTACCCCACTACAATCAACTGGTTTATTATACCATGATTATAGTGGTAGGACTAGAAATGTTGTGATAAATGGGGCTACTGTAACTATACCATATAGTGATTTTGATTTTGTCGGCCAAGGTTGGAATGAAACTAATACTTCACTATCAGCATTGACAAAACAAGAGTATTTATTTGGAATAATTTCTCCACCAGAAGTTCAAAGTGATGTATTTATAGACAGAGGGATAACAACTGTTATGGATAGGCACTTAAAGATGTCAGAAATCACAAATTTAGGACAATTAGTGCGTTACGGAAACGGTTTTTATAAACTTCGTAAAGAATAAAATATACTTTGAAAAATTCATCATTATATTAATAAAAAACAAAGAAAATGAAAGAAGCAAATTTAATCATAAATGGAGAAACATTTGAAATAAAATGTAGCCGACCAACTCTCATGTTAGTTGAGGAACCAGCATATATTAATAGTGTAAGTTTAGTTGATACAAAATGGTTACCAATAGACATATTTGAAGGTAATATTGAAAAACAATGTGATGAGTGTTCACTTATCATAGCTAATGACCATTATACTCTTTATGATGTAAAAATAGAGAATAATTTGATTACTTTTAAAAGAGCAAGTTTACAATAATGAAATTAACATTTACCGATACTGAAATTAATATGATTATTGAATTATACAATAACGATAAATTAAACACTAGAGAAATTGGTGTTAAACTTGGTATTAGTAATACACCGATTAAGAGAATACTTAAATCTCATGGTATGTTAAGAAAAGGAAATAGTAATGGTGTTAAAATTATATTAACCAGTGAACAAGAAGTTAAAATAAAGGAATTATATTTAAAGGATTATAAATCTTGTAATGAAATAGGTCAAGAGATGGGTTTAACCACATCATTTATTGATAAATATCTTAATCAGTGTGATTTTAGAAGAACTAGAAGTGAAGCAACTACTATAACTAAGACAGGTGTTAGTTTGTCACAAAAAACTAAAGATAACATGAAAACGGCTCAACAAAAATTAGCTAAAAGTGGAAATAGAAAACAAACAGGTGGTGTATGTAAAAACTTTACAATTAATGGGTTAACCTGTCAAGGTACATATGAGAAGTTTTATATTGATAAATTAATAAACGATGGGGTTAAATTACCAAAAGAAGGTGAATCAATAGTAACGCCATATGGTGTTTATTACCCAGATTTTTCATTTGAAGATAAGTTAGTCGAGATTAAATCTGATTATACTTATGATGTATTAGTAGGTATTAAAATTAGTCGATTCACCAAGAAGATTGAAACTAAGCAATATGAAAAAATAAAATGGGTTAATGAAAATGTTAAACCAATTCAAATTTTGGTGGTTGATAAAAGAAATAACAAATTTATAAATAAAGAAATATAATGAGTCAAGGAACATACGGTATAGTAAGACCAGCAGATATCACACCAGATGATGTGGAGATTTTTTACACGTTTACTCCTTCAAGAGATAAACAAGGGACTCCATTGACAAAATTAGACCCAAATGAGGTATTAATAAAATTAGATAACCCTAATAAGGGTCAATCTAATGTATCTGGTTTTGAAATATTTGGTGGTATGTACACACTTAAGCTTCCAGTAGCAACATTTGGTGTTAAAGGTTTCTATACTATTATCATTAAACCTGTTGAGATTAGAACTAAGATTGTTGATTGTGGTGTTTTATCTGCATATCCTGATGTTAGAGGTTTATTATTCGATTTAGCTACAATCCCATCAAAATTTTTAAATAGATTTGAAAATAACGGGCTTGTTGGTTACAGAATCGAGTACCTAAATCCAAACACATCTGCATCAGATGCTAAGTTAAACAATTTCTTTAGAATTATTACATCTAACAATAGAGCTGAACCAGTTAATCAAAACTTAACTAATAGTAATCAAAAAGCTATTCGTTATCGTTTTAATGATAACTCTACACTTACTTTTTGTACTGTATCACCAAGCTCAGCTGCTAATGTTAGACCTAATGCGTTACCGTTTATTGGTAACCCAAATCAACAAGTTATTATAACAAATACTTTTTTCAATCCTATCATGCTTGAAGTTGAAATGGTTCAACATGATATTGAGACACTTGCGTTTGCATTGTTTGGTAATCAAACTAAGAGTCTTGAAGATGGTATTTACACTATTTACAACTTTAATAACGATATTTACAAACAATACAACTTATACGAAATTAAAGATAAGTTTACAGGTAAACCATTGTTTGAAGTTCGTGAAGAAAGAACGTCTATTGATTTTACTAAAACATTTGCTAACATAACAACAATTTAACATTAGAAATGAGTCATACGAATAATAAGATTAAGGTTGTTGGTTATGCACAAAGAGTATTCTATAACGATGGTATTGAATATAGAAACTTTACACCTGATTTAGTTGGTAACCAGTTTGCTAGTAATGGTGGTACACCTTTATTTACTACTGGTAATTTTGCTATTAATACAAATTTAGACCCTAAACTAAATAAATCGTACATAACAAATAAGTTTTCTAATTTCATTTCGTTAAAAGATTTAGAGTTAAGTGTTGAAGAAGCACAAGTTTTATTAGATGACAATGCTAATGTTATTTTAAATTTAGATAAAACTAATTTAAAATACTATGCTTTATTTGGTTCATTATCTGAATATATTAGAGTTTCATTAGAACAAATCATTATTAATTGGCCAGCTTCGATGTTTGTATCACCATCATATGTTAGCGGCAACCAAATGGTCAGCTCACCAACATTTGAGGATTATATTTATGATAGTGTTAGTGAGAAATCAACATTTAAGGTTTTTACAAATACATTAACTAATAATTATAAAATTAATTATTTGACTAATGGTAATATATTAGATACATTTAATGCGTTAAATGGTTTAAGAAACTTAACAGTTAATTATGGTTATTACAGTATATCAATAAATGATAATGAATATAATGTTTTAAATTTTACTGGTGCAACAAGTCTAACTAATAGTTATATCTATTTTGAAGTTGAAGGTAATCCTTTTTCTGGGTTCGGTGCATCAGGTAATGTTAATTATCATATTAAACCTAAAAAAATTGAGTCTGACAAGTTCTTCAATACCTTACCAGACCTTCAATATTATTTATTAAATAGACAAACAACTCCATTATATACATCAGTTTTTAATTACCCAACTAAAACTGATGAAGGTGTTATTTTATATGTTAGTGAAACAATTACATGGCCAGTTAGTGATGGTTATAATTTAGATTTTGATACAACAGCTTATATTGATTATGTTTCTAAGTTATTGGAAATAGCAACAAACAATGATTTATTTTCAAGTAATCTTATGAATAGATTTCTAGTTTCTGAATCTATTTCTGCGTTTGATACAACACCTGTTCATTTATCTGAATTAGACCAAGACACGTCTGGTCAAAAAGTTAATAAGACACTTAATATTTACGGTAGGTCATTTGATGATATCAATAATTTAATTACTGGTATCGAGTTTGCACATACGGTAACATATAATAAATTAGATAACACACCAGATGCTTATTTAAAAAACTTAGCAAGGGTTCTTGGTTGGGAATTAATTTCTTCGGTTGTTGAAAATGATTTACTTAAATCATATGTGTCACCATCACAATCACAGTTTAGTGGGATGAGTGTTGGTTATACACCAGTAGAGGCAGATATTGAATTGTGGCGAAGACTAATACTTAATACTCCTTGGTTATGGAAATCTAAGGGTACTAGAAAAACCATAGAATTCTTATTGAGATTCATAGGTACTCCAAATGGTCTTATTACGTTTAACGAATACATTTACAAAGCTGATAAACCAATTGATGTTGATTTGTTTAAGTCTGTTCTTCAATTAAACGGGTTAGATGACGATATTAGTCTTTACCCTATCGATGAAGAAGGATACCCAAGATTTTTTGCTGATACAGACGACATGTATTTTCAAGGCAATGGTTTATGGTATAGAGAAACTAGTGGTGCTAATTCAAATATTGATATAACTGATGGAAACAACCCACACATTGGACCATATGATGGTGGTTATAAATACTTTAACCAATTAAGAACGTTGATACCTAACTTTTCAGCTGTAACAATTACATCTGAAACAGTTACAACAACTTCTTATGATTTATTTACTAACTATAATTCTGGTGAAATCACAAATTATAGTGGAGAAACCTATGTTGATGTTGTAAATTATCCAAGCGGTTCTGATTTAAGCGATTGTTACGTTTATACAACAGAAATAATCCAAGACCCTAAACCATCACCAGTTCTTACACCGTGTGGTTGTCCATATGAAACAGAGGATGATTCATTGAGTATTTGTGTTGAAAAAATAATAAAAACGTCGTCCCCAACATGCCCACCTATAGATGTAACAAAAGGTACTAATATACCGTATTATGTTTATTCACAAACATATACTGATTCATCTGGTGTTCCAACACGTGTTAATTACAATACTAATTTCGTATCAACAGATTGTTGTAAATTGAATTTAGGTGTTTCGATGTACAATGATATATTTATTGATGAGTTAACTAATAGTAGCACAGACCCCTTAATTAATTCTGGTTATATGTGCTGTAAATTAAACGAAAATTGTGCGTGTGTAGTATCTAAGGATTGGATAATATCTAACACACCAATAATAATAAATGGTGCACCTTATTTGGATTTTATAACACTTGAGGGTTACGGAAATGAAGTCGTTGTTGGGGCTGACGCTAGTCTTTGCCCTACAAACTGGACCATACCAATACAAAATATAACAGACCCACATACTGGTCTTATAGGTGTTGGTTGTCAAATATTAC